AAGTCTCCATCTGCTTTGCCTGCATAAACCTTATGCTTTGCAAGAAGCTTTTGAAGCTCTACAACTTCTGGTCCTTTAGATCCAACAGACAAAACCTTGTCGTTGTCTGGATCTGCAGCCTTCTGTTGTTCTACTGGAACAGGAGCTGCTACTGGAGCAGGTGCTGCTACTGGAGCAGGTGCTGCACCGGAGAGTGCAGGAGCTTGCTTATCGCCAATGCAATACTGCCAATGCCAAGCTTCATACTCTGGGTTTGCTTTACCGTCTGGCTTAGTTGGTGCACCCTGTAGGTAGAACCCATAATTAGGTGCATTTTCAGTCATCCATGCGTAAGCCTTTGTTCCACCAATACCAACGATCTTACCTTTTGCATCAACAGCAAGGTCGATAGCCAATCCAAAACCGTGGTTAGAGGTTCCAGGGCTACCCGAAGGTGCCATGCCCTTCTTAAGATACCATTTCTTTCCTTCATAGGTTCTAGTAATCTCTGGCTTACGGTCAGTTGGCTTGTCGCTGTATCTTTCCTTAAACATTGAAAGCTGTTGCTCAACTGGTCGATAGTCACCAATGTTACGAAGCTTATGGCCTGCAGCCAATGCAGCATCATACATTGCATTGAATGCGTCTGCTGCTCCGGTCCACATAACACCGCCACACTTAACCTTCTTCTTCATCTTGTCGGTTAATTTGCCGTTACCAACCTTTTCTACCTCTTTAGGTAGAACCATTTTTGCTACGGGATGGGTCCCTTTGTCTTTGTTTAAAATGCTCATTATTCTCCTTGGTTTGACTCTCTATTATAGTAATAGATTCTTCGCCAGAAAAAACTTAGCCCCCCATTTTACTGGGGGGCCTCGTAGCTCTTTACTGTCGGTTTCCGTGATATTTATTATACCACATCCACCTTCAGCGCATCTGACTTCGTAGAAATATTATACCACCTTATTGGTGGAAAAGGCAACTTGTTTGTCGTTTTAAGAAATGCCTAAGGAAGCTTTTATTTTAACAATATCATTATCCATATGATTATGCAGATAGTTTTCCCATTCTGCGCCATCAATTGAATATCTTTCTGGGGTATTTGTTTCAGAATATGATGCGTCCATATCTGATTTTCCAACAGAGTAATGAAGGTGTTCTATTATTACATTAGGACAGTATGTAATTGCTTCAAGCTTTAGCCCTACTTGCATCCAAAAATCATCAGCATATAGGTGCTTCTTTGGGTGGATAGGAAGAACCATGTTCCCATCAAGTGGTTTGATTATATTAGTGGAGAACATAACAGCGGTGCAAAGTTTTTCTCCCTGCAGGAGATCATCGCCGTAAGAAAATCCATACCCTCTTTTTTCTATTGGTTCTAATAAAATCTGATCCCAGTTTTTTGTTCTAATCCTATGATCATCTCCCATGAAGGCAAAGTACTCGTAGTCGTTGAAGTATTTTTGCGAGATTAGATTCATTGTCTGAGGAGCATACACCCTAGGACCAACCTCATACATTGCTCCATCAATTCTTTCGTAATTGTGCTCATCATCTTCATCTAGACCAAAGACTATGTCACAGTCAAAAGAGTTTTCCATATATGTGCTATAAAGCTCTTTGACTTTATCCGGCCTACCTCTAGTAGGAACAATTAACAACACTTTTTTATTCATTTATTTTATCTCCGCATTTATGTACCAATCATCCCATTCTGATATGGAATCGAATATTCTTATAAAATTTTTCTCTTCTAGAAAATTCTTTATCTTTTCTCTGTTATCAGAATAGTTATGCTCAACCGTAATAATGTTTATGTGTCTAGAGAAATCATATTCTTTTATAATATCAAATTCAGACCCTTCTGTGTCCATTGATAGATAATCAATTATAGCAGGTGCCGAAAAGTTATTTAAAAGATCAGATAAAGATATAGTTTCGACCTCATATGTGAGTCCATTGATCCTACTTACAGAATGTAAATCAGATTCTTTATATGAAGATATTGTAGAGAGCTCTTCATGTTCAGATTCAAAGAAACTAATTACATCTCCGCTTTTACTGTAAACGCATTTGTCAACGATAGTACATTTTCTATTAGCACTTAGTCTATCTTTATAAACTCTAGCTGGTTCGCATAAGATACCTGACCAGCCATAGTCTTTTTCTAGCAGAAAAGTGTTAGATATATTAACGCCATCAGCTGCACCAAATTCAATAAAATATCCATCTCTCTTATTCTTTAGGGCCCATAGGACTAGTGCATCTTGGCCTAGTTGAGAATTAATATTAAATTCTTTTTTAAAACTAATAAAATCATTTATATTCATTTACTTTTTAACAATCTAAACATAAAACCCCGGATGCTTATTCAAAACATATTCCTTTGATTTTTCCATATTACTAAACCAATTTGGATTGCTATTTCTAATAGTGGAACTTTCAAGTGCCTGTTGTTGAGATGCAACCCAGTTAACTGAATTACTTGCATCTGCAAATCTCCAAAACTGAAAAGTAAAACCCTGTTTTGCGCACCTTAATGTGTGCTCTAGGTGTTCCCAGCTATTATAGCACAAAGCTTCATCCATTAAACCAACTTCTTCAATGCATTTCTTAGTGTAGAACGAGTATGATCCACAGCATGCTGTAAAAACGTCTATTCCATCGACTACTAGATCAGACTCACCAATCTCAGTAAGATCGCTAACAGCTAATGGAGAAGTATTCATGGGACTGTGATGGGCATAGTTAAAATGTTGAACATTGCTTTTTATCGAAACATCTATGTAACCAGTCACAGCTTTTTCGTCGATAATTTGCATGTCGTTTTCCATTAAAAATATATAATCACAATTTTTATCTATAATTTTTTTTAGACAATTATTTTTTGTTACTGCAACGCTTTTATTTGTTTCGTTGATTATGTATTCGTATTCAAAATTAAAATTAAATTCATTAAGTATCTGATGTATTTCATCTCTATGTATTTCAGATGCATCGTCGCATACTACCAAATAGTCAACAACACCACTTAGCTTATCTGCAACACTAGCTAAGGCTGTTCTTAAATATTCAGGACGTTCATGAGTGGGTATACCAACCCCAACTTTTTTATTTAAATACATTTATAGTTCCCCGTCTATTCTTTCGCGTATCCAATTATATGTTTTTTTAATTCCTTCAGATAAAGGAAGAGAATAATTCCAGTTTAACTTTTCTTTAATTAAATTGTTGTTTGAATTTCTTCCTCTTACTCCAGTTGGACCAGGGATGTGTGATTTGACCAAGTGCTTTCCTTCTATAGAGGAAGCTAGGTCTACCAGTTGGTTAATGCTAACCATTTCTTCTGAACCAATATTGACTGGTCCAATAAAATCAGAATCCATGAGTCTACGAGTAGCCTCAATGCATTCGTCTATATAAAGAAACGATCTTGTCTGTTCTCCATCCCCCCATATTTCTATAGAGTCTTGGTCTGACGCCACTGCAACTTTTCTACAAATGGCTGCGGGTGCTTTCTCTTTGCCACCTTTCCAAGTCCCTTCAGGGCCAAATATATTATGGTATCTAGCAACTCTCACTTTTATTCCATAGTTTCTGTGGAAAGAAAAATAAAGTCTTTCACTAAAAAGTTTTTCCCATCCATACTCACTGTCTGGATTTGCGGGATATGCAGAAGACTCTTCGCAATTTGGATTATTTGGGTCCATTTGGTTATGCTCTGGGTAAATACATGCGGAGCTACTGTAGAAGATTTTAGTGTTTATAGAATTGTTTTTAATTGAATTTAATACATTTAGATTAATTGTTGCTGAGTTATGCATAACATCTGCATCGTGATCGCCAGTAAATATATACCCAGCACCGCCCATGTCTGCGGCAAATTGATATATTTCATCAAATCCAATTAAGATTTCATCAACAAACTGTGAGTCTCTTAGATCTCCAATTAAAAATTCATCTGCAGATGATTTAGAGAAATCAGGCAGCTTTAAGTCTACAGCTCTTACCCAATATCCTTCTTGTTTTAATCTTCTTACCATGTGGCTTCCGATAAAGCCACCACCACCTAAGACTAATGCTCTCTTCATTTAACTCTCCTTTATAGGGTTATTGGATCGATGATCCATCATAATTAACCCCTCGCGCATGCCAAACCTTTAGTCTAGATTCTTCATCCATCCATCCAGTGCCATAGTCCCAACCGTAGTGGTACTCATGTGCCCACATGCACTTGAGGGCTTCAAGCTCATTAAAGTAGAAGCCACCCCACTTCTTATTGAACCAATCCCATGATTGGGCTCCAAGTTCAGACCAGGTTTTTTCGTTGCCCTCTCCACTAGCATGGCCTACATGGTTAACGTAACCACTTTGAGAAATAAACAGTGGTAGCCCCATAGCCTTGATCCTTATGCTGGTGTCAAAGTCGTCTGCACCCAAAGGCATAGCGTTGTCTAGAGGCCCCATAAGCTTGAAGGACTCTGCTCTCATTAGTATACACGCTCCTTGCAAGCTAGAGGCTCTAGTGGGTGGCCTATTCTTTATCGCTGCGTAGAAGTCTTCACGCGAACTAAAACTAGAGTCTTCAGGGTGGTGGATAATATGATCTTGCATTCCTCCTAGTGCGCTGCCAGTTGGCCCCACTGCACCTGCGTTAGTCTCTATTAGATCCTTGACCATTCTTTCTAGGGACTCATTTGGATAGCTAATATCATTATTGGAATAATGTATTATCTTCTCTTGATCATAGTATCTGTTAAACGCTGCGTTGATCGCAGGAGTCCAGTACATATTCTGGTCAGATGCATGAACTGTTATCAAATCACCAAACATATTGTTTAGTTGTTCCACTGTTCCATCTTTTGAATTGTTATCCCAGACGACAATCTTAGTTTTGATAGTCTGATTCAACAGACTTTCTACGGTCATGTATGTGTTCTTGAAATCATTGTATGAAATGATTATAGAAAGTATGCTCTTCTGGTCCATTTTATCCTCTTAGTTAAATACCTTGGTGGTTATTACATTGCCTTTTCGTTCTTCCATCGGAGGCATTTCTCTTATGACAAGAACTCTTTGTATCCATCTGTCCGTACCATCGTACCTAGGTTGAAACTCCCTACGTCCGTGGATAGTGCTATTGTTATCTATAACCAATAGATCACCAGATTGTAACACGATGTCAATTGTACATTGTTTTATGGCTGAACGCAAACTAACTAACGCGTTATTTGCTTCTTCATTTATTCCGCGCACAAAGTAACTATCGTAAGTGAAGGTAAGCTTGCCGTCTTTTTCCCCAACAATACTTATTGGTATCTGCTGGTCTTCTTCCCCGTTTGATCTAAAACTTATGTCTACACTGGTAGTAAAGATTTTCTTTTTTAAAACTTTTCTAGTATCTGGATCTAATATTTTTAGCACATCGGACAAATTAGCATACGTTGTTACAGCATTGGGGTCACCTCTAAGACAAAACAGCATAACGTAATCTGGCTTGTAGGGGTGAAATGCAGTTTCTGTATGCATCTCCAGCTCTACTTTAGATGAAGTAGATATTTGCTGGTGCTCCGTTTTATGAACTGGAACTATATTCTGTATAGTCAAGCCGTTTTGCTCTTGTATGTAACCAACAGGAAAACCAAATCGGTAGGCGTACTTATACACTATGTCTTTTACCTGTTGAAGCGCATAGTCAGGGTACGGAGTTGCCGGAGTCTTTGGTATGTCACCAAATTCAAGGTCTTTAAATATTATTACGCCCATGTTAAATGTCAACCATCAAAGTTTTCATAATCAAAAGATTTAATCTATGAAGATCATGTGGGGACATACTAAAAACAAAATCATGTCCTTCAACAGTTTGTATACTGATGCAGTGCACATCGACAATTTCTCCGCTTGATGCAAGGGAGTTAGTAAGAGCCGAGACTGTAACATTTTTGATTAATGGCATAAAGCCATCGAACATAGAGTAACCGTTTTCCATGCACCTATTATACTACAAGATAAAGTAGTAGGCTGTATTATTTAGATAATAGTATACCTATGGTCACAGCGTGTAGCGAAAAATATACTAAGTTTAAAATTAAAGCTTTAAAAGAATTTTTATTGATGTGCCAATGCATTTTGTGGTGGCCGTGGTCAGGATTAACGCCATCACCATTGCTGCAAGGTTGGTCGTTATGTACGTGATGTTCTTTATTAGTGCAGTTCATTAGCTCTTCTTGTTACTCGCTTTTGTATCATTAAGTTGTCCGGTTAAATGATCATGGATATGAGTGTCTAATTTATCCTCTATGCTTGCAACGTCTTCGTCAATATTGTTTATACTCACAAGAAGGTTATCAAGTTTATCTTTAACAAAACCATGATCTTTGACGTTTTCTCGACGCCCTTTTTCTACCATAATTGTTAGAAGCCCAAAAGCTCCAGTAACGATTGCAGCTATAACAAGTTCCATTAGTTACCACCCTATGCTTTTGGTTATTTTAGCGTTAAGGTACATAGTAACACTATAAAACAATAACCTAGAAGAATAATATTACTTTTTTGTATTATTCTTTTTTGGTGCTGGCTTTTTTGCTACTGGCTTCTTAGCTGCTGGCTTCTTAGTCTTTTTTACTTTGTCGACTTCGTTATTTACTTGCTTCTTTACTTCTTCAACAGAATTGTCTACAGCAATTGCTACCTTTTCTGCTTCTTCAACAACCTCTTTGACGACTACGTTAACCGAAGACTTGATGCTTTCGCTAGGAATAGAATCAATCAACTTCTTAACATCTTTGCCGGCCATAAGCGCCTTAAGTCTAAGAACTAATTTTTTGAACATGTTTTTACCTTTTCTTTAAAGTTTAAGTGGATTATCAGTATATACTATAGTAGCCAAATAAGTCAAATTGCTTACTTGTTTTGTTGCGATTCCTTGATTAAAGAATATCTTTCGCTAGTTTCCTTTGAAACCAAGGAGAAAGCATAGGCAGCAGCTTCCTGGACTGCCAGTCTAAGGCCTTCCTTGTCCTCTAGGGATACACCATTTAGGGGCAAAGTTACCCCAGCATAGATATCAATATTTTCAAAGTTACCTATATTGACTTTTCTATTGACCCCACATATAAATATTGGGTTGGACGATATAGATATCTCAGCAGCGTTTATCGATACGATGTTGTCTATCGGTGAGTCTGAAGACTGTTCTTGTGCGGTCTTTGTTATTTTAGGCATTGCTTTTCTCCTGTAACCCTAGTAATTTTAATGTTGCTTCTGTTTGTTCTTCTATGTCCATGTTGTCTGTTTCTATGACAAAAGACGCTATGTCTTTTACCTTGTCTAAAAACAGCTCACTTGAATGTGAACTTTGTTCCGTAGTAGATAGTCTACCATCTCTTTTGAGTAAACGGTTGTTCAATGTTTCTTCTGTTGCAGAATAATATATTACAATACCGTTAGGCATCTTGAGAATTGATTTTGCTTCGTTTTCGTATCTAACATCTGATATTATAACACAGAAAGGATTTTCTTCTGCGTCTTCATCTAGTGAAGATACGTATTTTCTATAAAGATTCATTGTCTTATGTATTGCCCAGTGGCAGAAGCAGTCTTCGTAACCATCTCTACAAATATCTCCAGCTTTTTGCAAGAAAGATCTTGGCTTAACGCCTTCTGGTTCTATATTTAGTTCGTATATTTGGTTGACTTTTTCTATTAATAAATCGTAATCCGGTATGATGCCAATAGAAGATCTTCCGTATATCTCATAGAGAGTATCGTGAAGCGCGTACTTCTTTCTTGAGTCAGCATTTAAACCTTGTATGTTTTTCTTGGAGGAAGCCATCTCGTATAATGGAAGGGCGTAAAATATATGGTCCCACTTCATACCGTACCTAAGGACTTCAAAGCCAGCTTTAGGAACTATCGATTCTGCTACAGAGGTCTTGCCGCTACCAGCTCTACCAGCTAAACCTATAACAATAGGTTGTTGTTTTTTAAATGTTGTTTTTTCCATGTGGTATATTATATCACGCTTTCTGGTAAGATGACATTCTTTTTTCAAGTTGATCTAAAAATTGGTTGCATAGTTGGTCAGGTTCCCAGACTATATTTCTGCTAACTTGAACAACCCTAAAATTAAACTCTTGCTTAACATCTTCTATAGTCATCAGTAAAGGGAGCAGCGCCTTATTCTTGCATTTCCATTTTCCATTTATGTGGTTTGCCACTACAGCAGAATCAGTATATATGATTGGGTCTAGAAACCCAGACATACTACAAACAAGTAAACCGGCAATTACGGCCTCGTATTCTGCCTCATTATTACTTCTAGACCCAAGCCCCCTTGCAAACTGAGCCACTTTTTTTCTATTCTTATATACGACAGTAGCGCAAGACGCTTCTCCTATCTTTTTTTGTCCTTGCCCCCTTGAAGCTCCATCACAAAAAACCTCTATATGCATGTGCCTACTGCAACTCTACGTAACATTCTATGTTTCTTTCTTTTGCTACTTCAACAAGCTTCTTCTCCTGTTTTGTAGTAGTTATTATCATCGTTGCAAATAATAAATAATTCTTTGACTTATACCTTACCTGTGTTGGGTAGTCTAAAGACTTTCTTGTTTCGGAATAAAATTCTTCCGGTGTTTCTACGCACTTATAGTGGGCTATGTACTTGACTGCCATTACCATTGGGTATACTCACTTTCGGAATGCATTCCTTTGTCTTCTCTTGCTGAAGCTATTTGCATTGATTGAACCTTGTCCATTAATTTTCTAGCCGACTCAGAAGCTATTCTAGAAGAAGTCTCCATCGACTCTGCTAAGTTGACTATAGCTTCTGCAGTCACCATAGCCTCGTATTCGCCTTCTGCTGCAGTCAGCGCTGATGCTTCTCTTTCGGCTTCGTTCTTGCCGTTTCTATTCTTCTTGTAGATTCTTTTATACCTACCTTCTACTATCTTATAATGGGCTCTAGCCATACCAGCAAATCTAGCTGCTCTACCAAAGGCGTTGGAAGTTTTAGCTACAAGATTAGCTAGGTCATGGATACCTAAATCTACATTATCCATATCTGGTATTTCAATAAAATACTTTTTATAGTTTTCACCCGCAGCGTAAGCATTTAGCACCTCTGTTATCTGAGGGCTTAAAAAATCGCTAAGTAAGCGGTGTAGCGTTTGTAGATTTTGATCTTCCAATTTTTTATTCCTTTACGAATTTGAAAAGATCCTCTAGATTTGAGGATGCTATTATTGATTTAATTTTATCTCTTATATCTTTTAAGTGTTCTCTAACTGTGTTAGGATGCTCTGTTATTCTTTCTGCTATCTCCGAAGATTTCTTTCCATCAACAAACCTCCATTTTAGCAGCTGTCTCTCTTGAATGGATAGCTGGTTGAAAGGTTCTGCCGCAGTAGTCCCAAGAACCCACATCTCATCTATTGATTCAACACATAACAGCTTTGCTAGATCGTACTCTACTGGTGGAGCCTTGAACCCTACTTGTTGTTCGCCGTCTTCTGGTTCGTAATCATCATCTGTTATAAGCGGAAATGTTTTTCTTCCTAGTTGATCTATTAAGAATGTGTCAACATTTTTCTTCAATAAGTAGAAGAAATAACTATAAAGGAATGCGCTAAATGGTATAGGCCCTTTCTCGGAGTCTTTCCTTTGATACCTGCCTATGCACTGAAAGAACGTCATGTCGACAGTCTGCCTGATGTCTTCTTCGTCCCCGTACCTTTTTGCCATGTAGGTTATTCCCCTCATCGCTTCATTAACTATCTTCAAAGCAGAAGGGTTCATCTTGTTCCTTACCAAGGCTAGCCTTGCGTAATTGTCTTTTATAAAAAGAGCTATGAACCTTCTTATGTCATAATCTGCTAGGTTGTACTTTCCGGTAGTACAGCATTGTAGAATACTTTGTCAAAAAGTTATTGAAAACTTTTATCAATTCATTTTGAGCGGACATGTTTCCATCTTTTGCTTTTTGAATCAAGTCCTGCATTTCGTTTTCTTCTAAGGTGTAATACTGTTCCTTATATGCCGCCATTTTATTTGCCTTCCCATTTGTATATTAATTCAAAGTAATAATCCCTGATATCTTCATAGAAAATTACATTAGGTACTTCTAGGTCTTCGACAAACTTTTTGGCTTCATTTGAATACCTGCTTATGATCATCGTGAACTTACTAAACTCTTCTGGATAATACCTTTTAAATCTTTTAATTTTTATTTTACTTTTTTCATCTAGATAACCTTTTATCTCAATCCATTCTTGAGTTTTATTAAAATAAAAATCAGGAGTATAAGATTTAGTTCCCCTTTTAATCGGGTATGTAAAAACTTTTGGTTCAAATTCAAAATCTATTTTATATATGAGAGCAAGCCTTGCAAAGTTTGCTTCCCAATTAGACCTTACGTTTATTCCTATGTCTTCTCTGTATCCAGTTTTTGTGTACCTGTACAAGTTGCCTTTGCCGCCTTTGGGTGATACACTATCCTCTTGCGGTATATTTTTATTTAAATATTTCTTAGCAGCGGCTTTAAAATTCGGATGTTTTGATTGAAAAGATTTTTCCAAAAAAAACTCGTCTGGCTTGACAACTGTGATGCTCATGAGATATCCTTACTGCTTGTTAGTTATACCTATTATATAATACTTTTAAATAAAATACAAGTTAACCACTCAGAATAGGAAAATAAGATGACAACATTAAACTTACTAGTTAATAATTTTGTAGCTGATATGCAGAGCTCGGCAGTTAAGACTCTCGAACTGCTTGGTTACAGCACAGATGATGCAATCAAGGTAGTTATCGAAAGCGACAATGGCGTTGACCTTGTAGCTGATTCAGTTAACAACGCAACTTACAGTATCTAATTTAAATTAATTAGACAACTTAGCCCAGGGCCTTTCGGCTCTGGGCTTTTTTGTTGCGCATAACTCCGGTTGCACAAGCACCGGACTTTGCATGGTCGCAGAAAGAACAGACTCTTTCATTGGACGTAGTAGGGAAGCTGATGTCATTCCTAATCTTATTACCCTGTTCGATCAAGTTATCGTAGGCAGATTGGATGTCCTCGTCAGTAAACAAATGGCCCTTGCGCTTACCTGATCTTAGGTAATAAAGCTCCGCATAGATCTGCTTGTCAGGATAGGCTAGCTTGGCTGCCAGAGCGTATATACCGAGCTGTAGGTTGTCTTTAATGGATTTTTGCGATACTTCCCACTTACCGGTTTTATAATCTATAATCTCGATTCTGTCGTCGTATTCATCGACTCTATCTATGAAACCATTAACATTAAATGGACCTACAATAAAGTTAAAACCCATTTCTTTATGTTTAATATGTAGGGTCTCACCGGAATGTCTATCGTAGAATTCGTTTAATATCTCTTTGCCAACTGATATAAGCTCAGAGTTAATAATAGAATTAGGATCCCACTCAGACTTCTTTTGTTCATAAGAATTAAAAAGACTCTCTATGTCTAGGTCTTTTTCGTTGGAAAGATTATCCTCTAACACGGAGTGAACTATATTGCCTAGTACGGCTGCCTCTCCAAATAGTCTAGGTTCTTTTTGTATGTAGCCATAAAAGTATTTTGCTGGGCACATTTTGTAAGTGTCAATCCTAGAATACGACAAGTCCATCAAGGACATTCTTTCCAAGTCAGAAAGATCTGCTACCGATTTAATGTTTATCATTTATTCCTTTAGATTGTCAGGGGAGAATATTAAAGTTCCATGTTCATCGAATTCTCTTCCGAGGTCATCGATATAATGATTGTTGTAAATGTTTCTATAAGACCCGTTTGGCATTGGGACCCAGCCAGTATCGCCCAGCTCCATTTCGTCATAGTTTTCTTTCTTCATCTATTGTTCCTCTTCTTCATCTACAGAGTTAGTTTGGATAACACAATTCATTATAGACTCCATATTAAACCAATAGTTAAGCACTCCGTATAAGTGCTCGAGTTCTTCTTTTGTTGCGTTAAAACCTGCTGCACCAGATTGAATAAAAAACAAAGGCTTTTCTTCGTCTATTGATTCGTACTCTACAAGGACAACGTTGCCCATGTGCATTCTGCCTACTTCTGCTCTTAACATAAATTAGTCTCCAACTATTGTTATAGGGTTCCAGTTTGGATCGCCCATTTTATTTCTCATGTCATTAACGTAAGAGTCCCAATCTCTTTCGTCTTCTGATTTCTTCTCTATCTTCACGGTGCCTGCATACGGGTTTGATTTAAATCTAGTTATGACTATTCGACCCTGCTGGGTTTTCCATCTTAGTATCCCGTTTCTGCAATCACAATAGTCATCCTGACATGGCTCTATCATCCCTTGCGGATCATATCTTCCACTGCATCCGTTACACTTTGTGTAACGTTCTTTGTTCTCGCATCTGCCACAAGAATGACAATACTTCCAACAATCTTTTTCTGTTGGATTTTGAAAACTGCCTATCGCTGCCATAACTCTCCTATTTATAGTATGATTGTGTCAAGTAAGGCTTCTGCTTTTCTGTTTGTTGTTTTGTTAAAACGATAAACAAAAGTCCCTAAATTATTGTTTACCTTAAGATAAACCTGTTTATTACCATTGTGCGCATTTATTATATCACAAATCTGTTGTATCTTTTCTGAGTTTAAAGTATCTATTTCCAAATAGATAGCCTTACCGCTAAACAATGTAGCATGGTCTATCTTTTCTATGTTAGAAAGGAAAACTCTATAGCTTGAATTCTCATCATCGGTTTCTCTATTCAGAGTTCCAGATATGTAAACTATTTCACCTGCTTTAAAAAAATCATCTGAATAGTTTTTAGCGTCCTTAGGAAAGACTATTATTTCTAACTCACCAGTTGGATCCTCAATGTTAAACTTAAACATTCTTGCACCTTTTTTGGTTATTATTTTTTTAGATGCAGTGATGATTCCTCCGACCTTAAGGTAGCTATTAGTCGCACACTCTGGTATCTGGATAAGCTCAACATCAATGTTTGGTTTCATCTTGTCCCAAGTCCCCTCTAGGGGGTGCTTTGTAACGTAGATACCTAGCTCTTCTTTTTCTTTTTCTAAAATAGAAAGTTCAACTGATCTATTTAAGTCTTCATCTTCCATTTCTGGTATCAATTCGTCTAGTGCCCCAGCGTAAGACAGGTGCTCTAAAGTAGATTTTTTTAGCACGGTTGGATCACATCTTCTAAAAAAGTCATACATACTAGAGTATGGTTTTTCGGTATCTCTTTTTAGTATTATGGACTCTGCTATCGAAGCACCGATGCCGCTTACTGAACCCAAACCAAACAAGATGTTATTATCATCTTCAACTTCAAAGTCTATGCCAGATTTGTTGATCGATGGAGGAAGAACATTTATATTCAACTTCCTACAATCGTTTAGATACAAGAATAGTTTTTCTTTATTGCCAGCCACTGAAGTTATTAAAGCTGCCATGTACTCAGCAGTGTAATGAGTTTTTAAGTATGCGGTCACATAAGATATCATTGCGTAACTTGCTGCGTGAGCTCTGTTGAAACCGTATCCACCGAAGAACTCAATGTCAGAAAATATTTTATCTGCAATTGACTTTGTCAAACCTGAGTTCTCAATGCAGCCTGTAACAAAACTTTTTCTTATTTTTGCTATCTTGTCCATCTGCTTCTTACCGATTACTTTTCTTAAGTCATCGGCTTCGCTAGCAGAAAAGCCAGCAAGGCTTCGCGCTACTGCTAAGACATCTTCCTGATAAAGCATGATGCCTAAAGAGGAACCTAATGCATCCTCCATCTTTTCATGTACATAAGATATCTTTGCCTTACCATTTTTTCTATCTATGTAAAGCTTATCCATACCGGATCCCATTGGGCCTGGTCTATAAAGTGATATCAAAGCCATAATGTCTTGGATTGATCTTGGCTGCATTTGTATCATCAGCTCGCGCATACCTGCAGACTCTAACTGAAAAACACCCATAGCGTTACCTTTGCACAGTTCCTTATAGGTATTCTCATCGTCTAAAGGTAGGTCATCAAGTATTATCTTTTGACCTGTTCTTTTCTCTACAGTTTTTATGCACTGATCTATAACGCCAAGGTTTCTTAAACCAAGAAAGTCTATTTTTAATAGCCCACATTGTTCTACTCTGCCCATGTCCCACTGCGTAACTAATGGGTTGTCAGCTCCCTTTTTCATAACTGGAAGATACTCTATTAATGGCTCTTTGGATATAACAATACCTGCAGCGTGGATGCCAGTCTGTCGGACCACGCCCTCTAAACCAAATGCCGTGTCTATAATCAGCTTGCTATTTTCTTCTGTGCTATAAGCTGCGCTAAATTCGGTAACCTGCATACAGTCGTTCAAGTTTTTTGAAACACCCAACACCGGCGGAGGTACTAGCTTTGCTATTCTGTCTCCGCTTGCATAGTCAAGACCAAGAGCTCTAGCTGCATCTCTAATGGATTGCTTTGCACCTGTTCTATTGAATGTGCAAATATGGGCTACTTTATCTTCACCATATTTTTGTCTTGCATACTCGATAACTTTGTCTCTGTGTCTATCGTCAAAGTCCAAGTCAATGTCGGGCATTGACTTTCTTCCCTCTACAAGGAATCTTTCAAACAATAGACCAAACTTAATCGGGTCTAAGTTAGTTATACCAAAAGCATAGGAGAGAATACTTCCCGCTGCTGAACCTCTTCCCCAGCCAACCGTTATATCATTAGACTTAGCCCAGCGCACAAGGTCGGAAACAACCAAAAAGTATTCTGGGAAACCCATTTCTTTTACTACTCTTATTTCATGCTGTGCTCTATCAATGATATTTTGTGGTAAGTTTTGTCCATACTTTTCTCTTAGGCCATCCCATGCTAATCTTTCAAAGTATTCTGTAGAGCTTTCTTTTGTGGGTATTGGAAAATTAGGAAAATGTATATCACCAAAATCTAACTTAAGGTCTATCATGTCATAGACATGCATAGTATTTTTTAGTTGGTCTTCAGAAAATACAGAAGCCATTTCATCATAAGATTGTAGATAAAAATGATCACCAGAAAAAGAAAATCTATCTGGGGTATGTATGTTTGAGTTAGTGGCAACACATAACATTATGTCGTGAGCATGCGCGTCACGTTGATGAACGTAGTGACAGTCACCAGATGGGATAATCTTTGCGCCTATATGATTAGCTACCTTAATCAAATCTGGTATGATCGCAAGCTGCTCTGCTATGCCATGGTTTTGAATTTCGATAAAATAGTTTTCTTTGCCCACAATCTGCTGCATCTTAGCTGCGTGGTTCAAGGCTGTTTTATAATCTTTTCTTAAAAGAGCCTGCGAAACTTCTCCGTTGAGACAACCAGATAGAACTATTATTCCTTCAGAGTGTTGTGATATTAAATCATGGTCCACTCTTGGCTTTACATAGTATCCTTCCGTAAAGGCTTTAGACGACATCTTGATTATGTTATGATAGCCAACATTATTCTTTGCCAATATAGTTATATGGTAAGGACCTCTTTGTTCCCATTCATTTTTTGATGGGCCGGATCTTTCCTCTTCGTCTCGATCAAACCTACTTTTTCTAGCTTGGTACATTTCAGAACCAAGAATTGGCTTTACGCCACATGCCATCCCAGCATCATAGAAGTCTAACCACGAGTGTATATTGCCGTGATCGGTCGTAGCTAATCCCAACATACCAAGGTCCTTGGCTCTAGTTAGGTATTGTTCTACGTCTCCATGCCCATCTAGCATGGAGAACACGGTGTGGTTATGTAGGTTTGTCCAATTCTTCATTAATTAGTTTATGCCTCTGCCTTTATTGCTGCTATCTAATGTATTGTTTCTGGTTTCTCTGTAAGTAATTAAAACTATTCCTCCACAGAACTTGCATGGCACTGGCTGTCCAGCCTGAGCAAATGGGCTTCTTTCCATATAGCTCATAGGTTGATCTGAATTACACTCAGAACATACGCCTATAACATCATCTGGATTATTTATATTATTCATTTTTTTTGTCCTTTTTAGTTGATCTGTATGCGAACCTTATTGGTGAGGGGGAAGATTTTATATTTGTTTCTACAAATTTTTCTCCAACCTTAACCCATTTCTTTCTTCCTTCTAACTGGCAATCTCCACACCCAACTCCTACTGAATTTGCTCTTTCACAGGTATATGGTCTACCGCCTATCCCAATCTCTCTTCTTCTTATCCAATCATTTATATGGGACGTAGATTTTTGTACGTTATAATCACTACAGTTACTTAGTATCTCATGTAAAAGCTCGATAGAATCATCAGTATAAGTTAGAATCGAACAGAGGAATAATCTAGACTCATGGTCTATGTCATGTTTTTCTTTAGCTTCTTGATATATTCTCTTTATTGCTGGGCAGTTTTTAAATAGAACATGAGGAGAAAATACTTTTGGTGAATCATCTACTTGCTTTAAGCCTTTAGACCCATGCTTGTTAAAGTAAGAAAGATAATCTTTACTTCTTTCTTTATCTGCTTCCATTTTATATGAATATTCTCTATACCATTCGTTTGACTTATAATCAAAATCTATATCTTGGTACTCACTAGATCTAAAGTTTCTGCTAATCAAAAAGATAGCCTCTAAACCACTATCAAACTCATCCATAGTCAACAAGGTTTTATATAAACCAGTACTTTGATGCTTAGTGCCAGGCAATCTCCACATTCTTCTGGCATCATATACACTTAAGTCTAAGCTTGTTATGTCATACGATGATCTTATGTCTGAAGCAATGAACCTAAACAAAACATGTAGGTCATTAGACGGAGTTATACCTAAGGCTGAGCCTTCGCATTCTATATGAAAACCCTTTTTGCCAGTAAAGTATATCTTTATGGCATCTGTTGGAATTTTATTCTTTAATATGCTTACTAGCTTTACGGTTTCGCCATAAGCTATAGCTATATCTGAGTTATCTAAATCAAAATACAGATTAGAATATCTAGTTGCCTTGTTTATGTCTTCATTATTATAAAGCCAAACGGAAGTATAAACGCCAACATTGTTGTGTTTGTCTGAATACTTTTCAACCTGGTCAAAAGGTATCACTAATGGATTGTCGCCATTTTTTTCTCTGATAACCTTAGATAAAGAATCAACGTATCTAGCTACCTCAACAAATTTCCAGTCTTTTAAAAACTTTTTCTCATCAGTAGTTGGTCTCACTGTATTTTGCCTTTACCAGAATTGTTTACGAAGTTATAAATTATTGTTTTATTATTTTTGTTGTTAAGTTCAAACGAATAACTTCTATAGTAAACAGATTCTTGGATGTAGCTTTCTAAATTTGATACTAGAAAGTTTCTTTTATTTATTCTGTTAAGTAGTGGTTCCATGATCTTTCCATCTACTCTCTATGATATCATCGCCATCCAATATGTAATGGATCTTTGAAGCTATGTTATCTGCTACGTGCACTATTTGATCTAGGTAAGTTATTGGTACGGTTTCTGGTATAGGAGACCATGGACCAAGGTGACATCTTACGAGTCTTAGTATTGTTTGAACGTCATCTTCATTTACGTATAACGTAGATGAATGAATGTCACTGGCAAACTTTTTATCATCCTCTTGGCAGTATTTGACAAAATCGCCAACGGTGTAAGGATGCATCTTGTCATAAGAGAACCAACCATCTTTATCTATCTTTCCTTTTGTAACATCATGCAGTAAGCATGCTGCAAAAATCAAATCAGATTCTTCTTCACTCATGCTATGAGATTGGCAGAGCATCTTGGCTGCTCTAACCACTCTTTTTGTATGGAGAGCGTTACCGCCCTCACCATGCTCATCTGGTGGATGATACTTGCCGGAGAAGGATGATGGTATTTTCCAAAAAGAATCTGCTCTTACTAAGATTGATCTTACAAAAGATCTTAAGCCCTCGCTAGATATAAAGGAAATTTCCTTTAAAAGAGGCGCGAGTATAATGTCTTCTTCTTCTATCATCGAAACTATTTTTTCATCCTTTAAGAATGAATCTAACAAGTTGTCGTCTTTATTTTTTGCCATCTTTGTTTTCCTTATCTTTTTTCCAATTAGACCATTTAGAGCACGGGCCATCAAACGGGCATCGTTTGCAGTAGTAAGTTAGACCTCTTCTTGGTACGAAGTTACTGCACGCGCTTAGCTCATCTACCCAAAAGTTTAATGAGTCAACATCTTCCTGTACAAAATCAACGTATTCAACCTTTGGATTTGAGGACATGATATCGAAGTAACCATATCTAACATTCTTGTTTTTGCTACCCCTATTCTTTGTGTATGCATATTGCATCGACACAAAATCAACATTATACAAATGCTCATGGCTGTCCTTGTAGTTGAATACCCATTTGACAACATTGGTGTAGCCATTTTTTATATAAATAATATCAAAGCTATCGGTTATTAACACTTGCCCTATTGGAAGATTGTAGTCCTCCGATATGCCTATCGGTACCAGCTCTGGGTCCGAAAAATAGTTATAAAATGAAAGCAAAACGCCAGCAGCCTTGGATGTAAGGCTTGCCATATTACCGTAAGCACTCTCGTGCTTGTCATTTATTATATCTTGTGCCGAAGTATCCTTAGGGAACCAAAGCTTTTCCCATCTGTTTAATACGGCAGCGTATGAAGGAGTTTGACCGCTTTGTCTTTTATACAAAAAGAAATTTATTACATTCTTTAATGTATTCTCAAATCTTTCAGTTACAACATTCCTACTAAGTATAGTTTCTGGAAGCTTTTGATTATATCTGTAGTCAAAAAGCAGGCCGCATGTTTGAAAATCTTTAATCGCCTTAGGCGTTATTTTTATCATTAAGAAAAGTCTCCACTTAATAAATCATCTAACAAAGATGAAGTAGAATATGTATCGTTGGTTACAACTTCGTAGTCCTCATAAGACTTGGTAGTATCATTATATCTTACTAGAGGTGGGTCGTATACGAATGTAGACCCAGTTATTCTGTTTTTTGGTATCTGTAATTGCATTACATAATCCTCTTCTGACTCGTCGCCCGAAGCTAGCTTTTTATCTGTTATAAAGATAGTCACCGCACACTTTTGTTGGATAGCAAGAGACCCACCAGTGTCAGATTGCTGGACTACTTCTCTCTTTTCTTTCATTCTATTCGAGTTTTCTTGTGCCGTTATTATAAAAGCACAGTTCATGTCTCTAGCCAACTTCTCTAGGCGAACCATCATCTCTTCAAATTCGCCCCATCTTGGCTTACCTTTTCCGCCTCGGGTGAACATCGATTGTATGGTATCAATTACAATTACGTCTGGCAG